CCGACGTGCTCACCGGCTTTGAATTTCACCTTTGAGCCAGGCTGAATGTCATGGGTACCGTAACGGCCCTTTGCGGGCGGCTTCATTTTCTTCTGGCGCTTGTCGTCATGCTCCTTAACGTAAGTGCCATCCTTGCGGGTGTACGCACCGACATGCGACTTGAAAAACACTACGGACTTATCGCCCAGGGCTTTCGCCATGCCTTCTTTGTTCATAAGCTCACCAAACTGCCCATTCACGAATCGACGGGAACCATCTTCTAATTCCAGGATCGCCCCGTCGTCGCCATGCTCAACGACCGAAGCCTTCATTTCAGTCCGCGCCTTGTGGCCTCGGACATTGCACCAATGCACCTGATGACGCCCGGCATCGTTCTGAATCGTCGCGCCATGCACACCACAGGCCAGCACACGGCCAGACATAGCACCGCGCTCAGGGTGATGAAAGAAAACGTCGTCGCCCTTCTCTACGCCCGGATTCGTGCCAGTGTTTTTCTTGCCCTGGTCCGCCATTAGAAAGCCCCCAGGTCAATCACTTCGAGACCGAACGACTTACCAAAGTCGCCAGCAGCTTCTTTGCCAAAATCAGGCTTGGCAGCGCCTTGCTGGCCCTGTTCGTCAGAACCGCCGCCATCACCGCCCCCGTTACCTCCGTCGGGAGCGCCGCCTTGTTGCCCTTGGTCACCTTGTTCATTGCCGTCTTCCTCATCAACGGTACCGAAGTCTTCCGGTTCGCCTTGCCCGTCTGCCGTGCCTTGCTCGGCTTGTTGCATCTGAGACCAGACGCCAATCAATGAAGGATTCGCGGGCGCTTCTCCTAGCGGACCATCCCACGCTTCGTAACCCTCTTCGGCCCGCAGCTCGTTGATCTTGAGCACCAGCTTGCGGACTTCGTGCTTCTTTTCAGCGTCTTCCGGATCGAGGCCGGTCCAACGGAAGCAGTATTTGTCAGAGAAGTCACCGATGATGTAATCGGAGATAAGGTTCTGGAAGTAAGAAAGGACCGGGCGCAGACCCGAGTCTTTGGAAGCTGTCAGCTTTTGTTCTGTGTCTGACCCAGACAGGGCCGATGTACTGCCGCCCGTGAATGAATCAAAGTTGATTTCCGACGGAGACATGCCGTAAATCGCGCAAATGATCGACGTGAGGAACGTCATCCACTTGGCGAAATACATTTCATTGAACTCAACGCCGAGTTTATCGAAGGCAACCTTGCTCTCTTGATCCTTGGAGACCATCACCGGCAGTGCCCAGGCGTTATTCACGCCCCGCACCATCGCATTCCAGTAACGCTTGAAGGCCGAGATTTCATCGTTGCCGTAGTTGCCCGTCAGGTGCAAAATACCCTTGGGGATCGCGTTCGAGTCAAATCCCTTGATGTTGTAGGTCATGGCATTCAGGAAGCCAGTCACCACACGAATCATCAATTCCGTCTCAGACAGACCGTAGCCAGCGCAGCGCACGTCAGAACGTGGGTTGCGGGCTTCATAAATCAAATCCTGGTAGGTGTAGGCCGTGCTAATACGGCCCTCAATCACCTGGAGCGCAAACAGTTCGTCGTCGCCCTTGTAACCGGCCTCTTGGCACAGGCGGATGGTTGCGCCATCCACTGCGTAGAAGCCGTCAATACCCATCGAAGCATCACGCTTCATTTCCGTTTCAATCGCGCAGGAATCCAGCGTCAGCGAGTCACGGGTAGCCTTAGCCATGAACTGACTAAAGGAATCGCGTTTCATGGCCTTACGGCGACGCGGGCGGAATTCCCAACCGCAGTTCTGGATGAAGCGATTCAACTCCTGGATGCTTTCGCGCTCAGTCTCTGAGAGCTGGTGTTGCTTATCAACATGGTGAATCTCAAACCCAGGCTGATTGTGATTCGACTCAGCCACCGAGCAGAAACGCTGCACCTGGCGAATACGCGTCAGGATCACGGCATTCAGCACCGGGGTTTGCTCAACCATCGTGCGCAGACTCTGAAACGACACCACGCCAGGCTTTTCCCAGAACTCACCCTGGATGGATAGGTTCCAGTCATCTACCTGGACCGACTGCATACCACGCTTACCGCCCTTGGAGCGGTTTGACGGGAAAGGCACGATTTTGGGATTGATCGACTTGTTGAACTGCTGTTCTTCAAGCTCATCGCGGATTGACTTCAGCGTATCGCCCACCGCGTCCTTAACCGCATCCATATCCAACAAATCCCCGTCGCCGCGTGGCGCGTGGGATTTTTGAAGTTCAGCCAAAGCAGCCAGTTTCTCGCCAGAAGGCGCTGACAGATCAAAGGCGACAGACGAGGCTTTTTCAGACATAGACAGGCATTCCGCGGGTTACTACACGCCAGCGTAGTGTCACGACCCGCCCAGGTAAAAAACTTTACCGAAATACTTTACTTGCCCACGCATTGCGTATATATTGATCCTGTTGGGATAAACAACAAGGAGATAAAAATGATGATCGAACGCATTTACGAAGGCTACCGCCTCCCCCGTGAAAACAATGTCATCTGCTACGCAACGGGTGTTGTATTTGCCTTGCTCTGCGTGGCTTTCGTGCTCTAAGTCATGTCCGCGCAAATCGGTATGCGGAAGCTCGACAACGGCATAAACTCTTACACAAGGTTTTTGCGCATTACCCGTTGTTTAACGCTTCCGCCGCTTTACCTACCGCGGCAACTTTCATTGGAGACCATCATGAAAACTACACGCATCGCTCTTGTTGTCATCGCCCTCACGCTGACCGGCTGCGCAACCTACGACACCACCAACGCAATAGACCCGAATTTCGGCAGCGCTAGCTACATGAGCCGCCAGGATGTCATCGCCGCCACCAAAGAATGCGAAGCGGCTGGCATGAGAGCCAAGGTCGTTTACGTTGACGCCGCACTTAACGGCAAGCGTATGCAGGTGCCGCACGACGTGTTCTGCGAACCATCTGTACGCCGCACCACCAATTCCCCGTATATCAAGCCCTAGGATTAGCCATGCCACGCAGTGCAAAACCCCGCAAACGCTACAACCCCGCCAAACGCGCAGGTCGCCCACAATTCGTTTCGCTCGATGAGTCTTATCGAATCTGTGAGCCGGTGCGCAACATACTGACGCTACTCCGTGGCGAGGTTGAGGTGGATGAAGCCGGTCACCCGGTGATGTCTGACTGGGAGGGGAAAAAGACTCGCGTGGATCACAACCTGATTGCCTGGTCCGAATGTTGGGACAAGCTATTTGGCAATCTCGATAACACCCCTTTGGTTCGTCTGGCAAACAAACTGGCTCTAATGTCACCAATCTTTGAGGAAGACTTGCTCAAGGTTGAGGCCATTATTGACACCCAGCAACGCACCTTGCACCGCATGAGTGTTAAAGAGGTGGAATACAAGATGCGCGATAAGCAGATCGCCACTATGTTCGAGACGGCGGGCCTGGCTAATGTAGCGCCATTGAAGGAGGCTGCATAATGTCGCAGACGCGCCACAGCGACAACGGAGCGCTTGCCCTGGAGGCTGGTGCGGTCTACGTCAAGGACGGCCTGACAAAGCCTGTGTATCTCATGGGCGAGGCTGAACTGGAACGATTTATCGCCATGATCGAATCAAAGCAGCACAGGAAATCGGCAATCTCAAAGCTGAATCAGATGTTCCTGGAGCAAGCAGCATGAAAGAGATTTTCCAGACGCTGAAGGGTTTACCCCTTACAGAAAAGATAGAGGCGCTACAGCGTACCCACGATTTAACCTACGGCGCTCATTGGCAGCGGGGCATCAGCTCACACCACGTATCAACGCTAGACGGGTACCACATCGCAGAGTTTCACCATGCCGTTGATGCTGAGTTTTCCACAATGGCGCACGCCTTGGTGCCTGAATTGCTGGCCCAACTGACGGCGCTACTCACGGCCAATGCCATGCGGTCGCTCACGGATAAAAAGAACCGGGAGCTACAGACCGAGGTTTTTGACCTTACCCATGAAGTAAACCAACTACGCGCCTTTGCTCAGGCCATCATGGAATCGTGGCCGATTGGCGATGTTGACGGCGGGCACCTGCAAGACATGGCCGTAAAACACGGCCTCCTGGTTAAAACGACCCAAAACAAGCCATGCTGCGAGGAAGGTTGTACCTGTGCCGAATACCTGGCACCCGACGAATTCCCAACTGAATGTTACCGGCACACCAACCTACTGAAAGGAAACTGAAGCCATGAGTCTGTTCATTAGCGCCCTTTCCGGCAATCTGCAACCGCCTGATGCCCACCTCTTCTCAAGCCGCATCGTCCGCATGGATGGTGACAACTTCGTGCCGCACCAACTGCCGACCGTTGCGAGACTTGAAAAGGAACGAAAGCGCAAGAAAGACTCTATGCAGGACCGCGTGTTGGCCTTTCTACGCGAGTTTCCAGGCTCTACCGTGGAAACCATCGCAACCAGCTTCGGATGCCACACCAACAGCGTGCAATGCACGATCCACCGCCTCCGCGAACTGAAGAAGATTGAGCGGGCGCTAGGCGAACACCCTGCGACTGGCGGGCGCGGCAAATACTCCTATTGGGTGAATGATGCTGCACGCTGACGGACCCTGGCAGGTAGCGCCGTACAGAGACCATCCTAACGGCCCTATCTATATCCTGGACAGTACCGGCAAAACAGCCATTGCCCAGGTCATCGCTGGCCGAATTGATGGTACCGGAATGGCAAACGCCCACCTCATCAAGGCCTCACCAGTGCTACTGAAGGCGCTAAAGCAGTGCCTTTTGGTGCTGGCCGGTGAGGAACTCAACAAATTCAGCCTGGAAAACGCTATGAAGGCCGGGTTAGACGCAATCAAGGAGGCGACAAATGCAGAACCAGCCTGACCACCGCGAACTGCTGGAACTGGCGGCAAAGGCTGCTGATTATAGGGTGTTCTGGCACCACGCAAATCAATGCCACATGATTGTTGAAGGTGTTTCTGAGCGCAAATGGAAACCGTTAGAAGACAGCGGTGATGCGCTGCGTCTAGCTGTGAAGCTGGAGCTTGACATACTCAACTCCTGCATTTCAGTGCGTGCAATTCACCGTGACAAAGACACGGGCGCGAGTATCAGATGCCGTGGCAATGCCCCGCAGATTGACCCCTACGCCGCAACCAGACGCGCCATTGTCCGCGCTGCGGCAGAGATTGGAAAGGAGCTGAAATGAAACTTGGTAAATTGATTGAAGCACTTGAGCAGGTACAGGACAAGTCGTTACCCGTCTCTATTTTGCCTTTTGATCTTTCCCCTACCGGTTTTGATTCTTACCGTGGGTATTACAACCAGCTTGCAATTTGCTATAGCACTGAAAAGCATGAGCCAACTGTTGAGGAGTTTCTTAATATGGCTCGCGCATGTGTCGGGAATACGTTTACAGGCTACAAGGGCGGCACATATTTAATGGGAGAAGATACGCCTGTCTGGATCTCAAATTATGGCCGATGCTCCTACCGCCTGCTCTCCAAAGTAAAAGTCACTGGATTTTGCGTCTATTTGAAAACGGAGAAATCAGAATGATTACACTAACCGCAGAACAGGCGCAGCAGATTGAGGAGACGTTGGTGCTTCTCTGCAAGACGCACCCAGAAGTCAACGGAGGTTTCATCGTGAACATGGCGCTGAATAACATCCGTGCAGCGAGAGCGCAGGAGCAAGCAGAGCAGGATTTAGATACTTGCCCCGGATGCGGTGGGGTTGCAGACAACGGACACGACCGAGAGTTTCCGCCAAATCCTTATTACTGCACTAAATGCAGCGAGCAAGCAGAGCAGGAGCCATTTGATATGGATGACCACCCGCCGCATCGTCTGTGCGAGTGTCGCAAGTGCATGGAGTATTTCACGCCGCTGCCTGATTGCGATGCCTTTGCCGCCTCCGGCAAACCGATAGCAGGGCAAACAAACACTCAACTTATGGAAGGATTCCGTCCGGTATCTGAAATGATTGCAGAGCATAAGCAAGACCCAAAGAAAGCCGCAGCTATTGAAAAAGCGAAGATGCGTAAAGCAGAGCAGGAGCCGGCAGCATGGAGAAACTACAACGGCGCAGTAAATAACCGCTTAAAAACAGCCGCCCCGCAGCCTGTGCAGAAGCCTACAGATTGCCCTTGTTGCGGAGCAAAAGGAACGGTAATACCGAGCGCATTTTGCCGGGAATGCAAATCAGACTTTTGGCCTCCGTCTGTACCTGCCAATCCCACGCAACCCGATTGAAGAATAAACCATGCCCCAAAACCTCAACGAACTGGCAAAACAGGCCGATATTCATGTGGCGCACCTAAAGTCGGACCATATTCGCACCGACGCCGAAATCAAGTTGCAATGGATTGAGGCGTTTGCCACCCTTGTCCGCGAAGAGTACGAAGAGCACTTAAAGTTGGCCCTGGACGCGCTTGAATATCACACAAAGCAAACACGGCCAATCCACAAAACCAACGAAGTCATAGCCACCCTTCGCAACGCGCTATTGGCACCATCCTATGAGTTCCGCGCAGAGACCATAAACAAACTTTCAGACTCGATACTGTCAAGCCAGGAGACGCGTTGCTGGTGCCATAAATGCCGCCCCATAACCATTGACGACATGCGCATGATTCTCTGCCCGGAATGCGGCAATAAACGGTGCCCACACGCTGCGGACCACAACCTTACCTGCACCAATAGCAACGAACCTGGGCAACCAGGTAGCGCGTATTAGTTTTTGCTACTATTTAACAAAATCACCACCAAACGAAAGGAAACATCATGGGCGGTCTTAATCTTCAGGAAATGTTCTGGGTATCTACCTGGGTTTCCATCATTGGTTTTGCTTCGGTAATCGTTGCAGTCATCGTTACCAGGAACAAAAAGTGACAATTCCCGCCCGCATCCTGAAAATGCCGAAGCGCCGCATGAAGATTGCTGTTCGCAAAGTAGTACACAACCGCCTCAGCAAGCTAAACATCGTCGGGCACAAGATTGACCGGATCACCTTAGACAAGGTTCGCGGTGCCATTGCCGATGTGTTCATTCATCCAGTCGCACCCGTAGAGCGCATTGTGATTCAGACAACGATTGTGGCATAGGGTACCCGGCGCACCTACGCGCCGGGGCCATTAGAAAACCAGGCTGAAAGCCAGGCCAGCGGTTAGCCACATCGCGCTCACCTTGAACGACCGGCGACCGCCCACGCTTCGGCGGTCCTTCCAGTCATACACGATAACCGTAGGGATCAGGGCGCAAAGCCCTGTTTTGAACTCAAGCTCGATGTCATCGAATCTCACGCTGCACCGCCTAGCTTTTCAAGTTCCAGGCGCACGGCTTCAAACTCTTCAGCCTTGGCCGGGTCTCCAGACAGCTCATACAGGCGACGATTCAACTCCGCCCGCTTGGCTTCGGTAGCCTGGTCAACCTTGGCCGGTTTGGCCTTCTTCTCTGATACTTTTGCCATATCGCCTCCTTAGACTTTGGGCAGGGTTAGCCCGGTTTGCCCCTGATACTTCCCGCCACGGTCTTTGTAGGACACGTCGCAGACAGCGGAGCCAGCCAGGAATAGAACTTGTGCACAGCCCTCATTGGCGTAAATCTTCGCCGGGTATGGGGTTGTGTTGGAAAACTCAAGGGTTACGTGCCCTTCCCACTCAGGCTCGAACGGAGTCACGTTGACGATAATTCCGCACCGGGCATAGGTGCTCTTACCCAGGCAGACCGTGAGCACGTTGCGCGGGATACGGAAATACTCAACGGTACGAGCCAGCGCAAAGCCATTCGGCGGGATGATGCAGAACGGGCCTTTAACATCCTCTGCCAGCCCTGGATCAAACGCCTTGGGGTCTACCAGGCCATTCGGATGACCACCGAACACCTTGAATTCATCGGACACGCGGATGTCGTAGCCGTAGCTAGACAGGCCATAGGACACAACCTTACCGGTATCGTTTTCACGTACCAGGTGGCGCTCGAACGGTTCAATCATGCCGTTCATTTCGGCCATGTATCGAATCCATGAATCGGGTTTTAGCATTACTTCTCCTTTGTCTTGCGGCCAAATAGGAAATTGACCTTTGGTAGCTCGAAATTGCTCAACGGGTCTTTGGGCTTTGGGCTGTCTTGGTATGTGAAAAACAACATCAGCAAGAAAGGCCAGCCGCTCCTCAGGTACGCGGACAGACCGCCCGCCACCAGCAGCAACACGATGTTTTGAAGGTAGTCGTATCGGGTCATAGAATCCCCATCCACTGAGCGAGTTTGACCTTCACCAAGGCGTCAAGCATCCATCCGCCGACAATCAACATCATCGGCACAGACATGACCAACGCCCACGCACAGAAGGTCTTAATCATTTCAACCACGGCATAAGCCCCCTGCACGCCTGGAAGAAATTCACCAGGCGCTTGTGTTGTTGCTGCGAGAAGAACTCGCGCAGGAACGTCTTGAACTGGTCAGACATTGCTATCGCCAGCACGGATACGTCTAATACCATCCAGGCACTCATTCGCAGCGTGCATCATGTGGTCGCACTCATTGATCCGGTACTTTTCAGCCAAGGCAGCGCAGATAGCTTCGGCCTGCGAGTACGACATCTGTATTTCCTGTTTAACGTAGCTTTCCACGCGGCGTCTGCTGAAGCGCATCGTGTAACGCTCGATAGAATCAACAACGGTTACGAACGCACGCACAATGCTGAAATAAGCAACGCACAATAGCAACAGCCCGCCCAATGCTGCGCACGCAAGCGTGGCGTAAAACAGGTTGATTCCAACGACGATATTTTGGTCAGGCATGAGAACCTCCGGCGCTCTTCAGGCGAGCGGCATTCTTGCGCTCACGCTTCTCCTGGGCAGCAGCGATACGGCGCCCCTGTTCCTCTTTTGGCACTGACAAGCGGGCGGTGGTTTTAGGCTTTCTGGTAGCGCCGCCGAATGGCAAGCCTCCCAAGCCACCAACACCAAGTCCAGCCATCAATCCGGCCACGATTAAACTTGCTTTGCTGCTACTACGCATGACTAACCCCTATTGATTGAAATGCTGACGCTGTTGCCCAGGAAGGCCAGGGCAAACAGCAGGAAGGTGATACCGTCGGCTATCAACTCAGCATCCGAATGCGGTTCCTTGTTCCAGCCGAAATACTGGTTTTGGTGAATCAGAAACATCACCGCTATCGTGAAAATGTAGAAGTTCAAGCCGCTCTTACCTTCCCATGTGAAGTGATAAAGAAGCCCGAGAATGGCGATAACCAGGATGTTCATTTGCCCTCACCATCAGTGAAAAACGCCTTTGCGGCTTCCCACCCCATATCGAAAGCCTCACGGCCTTCGTCATTCAGTAGGTGGGCACCGGCCAATAGCTTTGCGTGGAATTCGTGATCGAACCCTGGGCCGTCGTCGCCGTTGTATGGATCGCTCGACTTGTGATTAGGCACGGTTCTTCTCCCGGTCGGCGGCAATGGCTGCTGCAACCAACCAATGTCGGCTCTTGCCAACTGAACTACTAGCTAATTCAAGCTGTTCTTTATCAGTCAGGTCTTTTGTGCGCATGGAAGCGGCTTTCTCTCCGGCCTTGAAGCCTTCAATGAAATAGCTTCCTTCTGATTTGAACCACTTGGCATCGTTGCCAAACAAATTGACGTATGCGGCCTTGATTTCGGTATTGGTCACAGGCACCGTGTCACCTTGTCGCTCAGGAACAAGCACGCCGCGCTCATCAAACGCCAAACCTTCTGCCGGTTTAGGGCAATCTTCGGCGCTGCCACAGAAGTCTCTAGGTCTATGCTCAACGGGTGCAAAAAGTCGCGCAGCCCTCCACCCTGCTCTTGCTGCGTTGTAGGCATTCGATGGATGGCCGTATTCGGCCATCATCTTTTCGATTGCTTCTGCCGCTTCCTGTGAGTTTTCGAGCGGAATAGATACCAACTCCGGCACAGATTGTTCGGGTGCGGTTTGATTCGCATAGAGGCGCACGCGGCCCCATAGCGAGTATTCGTCGCCACGATCATCGGCGGTTGCTACACCGGCCTTATCAAGCGACAGCTTCACGCACTCAGACTCCTCTGCCATGCGCTCCAGGCTTTGCGAATCAACTTTCCACACCAGCGGCGTGGGCGCGTGCATCATCCGGAAGAACACCATGCCGTCATCGAACCAGCGGACAGCCGACATATCCACGATGCACTTTGAGTATTCGCGGCCTTCCTTGTTTTTCGTCAGCACAAAGCCGGTCACTACGTAGCCATCACGCTTGATAATGTCCTGGGCCTTGTGGTGCGTCAGGTGAATGACGTTCGAGAAGTCGTATTCGGAGGCTGGCTCAGGGTGAACAATCGCCTCGTCAATAATCCGCAGTAGGTTAAGCACCTCAACATCCGGCTTGCCAATGGCGCGATCCATCGAAGCCATCGCTTGCAGATATGGGCGAACTCGAATCAGGGCGTTTACGGCACTCATGGTGTCACTCCAACGGATACAGAGAACGGCGACAGGTAACAGGCCAGCCAGATAAAAAAGGCACCGGTCGCACCTAGCGGTAACCAGACGGGTTCTTTCCACAGGCTACCAGACAGGGCGAAGGTAGCGAACCAAATCTGGAAGGCGACGAGCAAGAAAACGCCTCCGAGTAAACACAAAAGAATCATTCCAATGGTGGCTAAAACGATCATGGCGTTACCCTATTCAGAAAAATCAACGCGCCCCAAACCATCGACGCCATAACAGACGCGCAACCGAACACGGCAAACGGAATCCAATCACCGGTCTCAGAAAACGGCCCTAGAAAAGCACTGGTATCTGCCCATAGCCTTACGGCGAACAATAGAAACGCCGCCCCAATCAGCGCAAACGACAACATCAAAAAGACATGCGGCATATTCATAGCGCCAGGTCCAGAATGTGTTCGTTGCTCAGACGACGGGCTTCTTTCACCACATCGGACAGGCCACGCTCTTTTAGGAGGGCCAGCAGCGTGAAAAGGAACGAAGCCTCCCGCAACTCGCTATCCATCTTGTTGTCCTGGTGAATATCGACATCCAGGTTAAACAGTCTGGAAACCAGGCTATCGCGCTCCAACTCCAGGGCGGCACGCTCATGGCGCGGGCGTTCGACGCCATCACGCAGCCATTCAACCTTCCAACGGGAAAGACTCTCGCGCACCTCATTTAAGCGGGCGCGTAGCTGGTCGCGGGTCTCTTTCTTCGAGACGTTCTGCGAATCAGGCATTCGCACCCCCAGGGTCGCGGGCACATCCGGCCAACAGGAATGACTCTTCCAGCATTGTCTCGACCAACAATGCCGCGTATTCCTTCATTTTGTTTTCGGTGTGATCCGGGTTGCCGCGGTCCATTGTTAGGCGGATACGGCCAGGCAGCGACTCCAAAGCGGCCAATGCCCGGTTTTTTTCACCGGTAAGCCTTGCAATTTGGGAGTGGTACCCCATTTCAACTGTAGATGCGTTACTCTTTGCAGGGCACGCATTACCCGCCATATGCGGGCACATCGTAGGACTATTCATGTTCTGGTTCCAGGGAAAGAATTAACTCTGCAAGGGAAATTCTTAGGGAAATCTTACCAGAATAGTTTACCTAGATGTCATCGTTTCAAACCGACGATATGAAATTGATGCACCCAGGATCGCTAGGCTTTACCAGGCATCCCATTTCAGAGCACCGCCCGTCATTGAATGCGTTGCACCGCCCGCATATTTCCCCAGCGGGTAAATCGTCAAACAGGGCCGCAACCTTCTTCGGCATCGACTCAGAGGCACGCTCCAGAATCTGACTCGGCATGGTTTTCTCGCTTTCCGCACCCGGCAGTATCATTACGGACCCGCCGTGCGCCCGCGCCCAGGCGACATCGCACAGCATGTTGGCGTATGAGTAGTGGGGATCAATCCCAATCTTGATGACCTTTGCCCGGCTCTTGCGTTGCTCTTCATCCTGTTCAACGACCAGGGCGGTCTTTGTGAAGTGCATAAACACCCAGTCCCGGAGAATATGGATTCGGCGCTTTCTGCCGTTATCCATCACGTCCTGTTCCAGTTCGTCGGGGTCCGGGAACAGGCACATCTTCTCTTTGATCCGGAAAAGGGCCGTCTGCATACACTTGTACTGGTTCAGCGTTACCGTGTAGCGCGTGCGGGCCTCTTCGTCGGTCTTACGGTCCGAGCGGGACAGATCATCACCCCACTGCATTGAATCGTCGCGCAGGTCAGAATAACCAGCCAGGAACACCCGGCCAGGGAACCGGTTAGCGAAGCGCCGGGCGTCATTGACGTTAGGCAGTTGCTCAACCACGCACACCTCAACGCCATACTGGTCTATCAACTCAGCGCATCGCTCGAACGGGTCCAGGTCAAACACGGCCTCGACGTGAATCACGGCCTGATGTCCTGACGGCATCCGTTCCTTGATGATGACCGCGTTAAAGCTACCCATCTGGTCAATGCCCATGTAGGTATTGCGGGCGGATGTCTTCCACTTAACCCCGCGCCGCTTGCCCTCTTCCACCGCAGCCAGGCACAGCGCCATCGTGACCGGCAGTTGATCTGCGTCAATGTATGGCCGGGCCAGTGTCCGGTTGTAGAAACTCTTCTTTTGGTCGCCGGTCTTCGCCCGCCCCCAGGCTTCAATCATGTCGCGTGGCGTCATCTTCGGACTGATGGTCCGCGGTAGCAGCAGGGAACGAATACGCGGATTCGCCCCTGGATTGACTGCGATGAAGTCGCCTATCTGGGGATCGAATATCGGGCCACCGCACGACGGGCAGCGCCAGTAGTATTCTTTGTCGGGGACGCCTGGCACATCCCCGTTGTTGTAGCCAATCGACTTGTCCGGGAAGTTGCCAGCCGGGTCCGATAGGTCTGACAAGGTGTCGCAGTGCGGGCAACGGCTATGCCAGACTTCCTGATTGCCCAGTTTGTACCAGTGGTCAATATCCAGGTCCGGCATGTTCGACGTGGATAGCAGCATCATGAATGCGATGTCGCTGTCACCTGTACGGGCCTTGACCTTATCAATCTGGTCCAGGGTCATTTCCTGCACTTCGTCCAGGGTAACCACATCCATCGGGATAGATTCAGTGGTGACCTTACCCGTGGTCCACAGGAACAGCAGCAAACTCTCGCCCACCTTACGGGTGAGCACGTTACCCTCGCCCACCTTGACCTGCTTACCCTCAACGTCACGGCCCATCGTGAGCAGCTTGTAGACCTCAGGCGCGGACCGGACAATCCGCATGAACCGGTGCTCAGACTTGTGGATCGCCACGGACTGCGACGGCATGAACATGCCAATCGTTACCGGCTCCCATTTCACGGCCATGTAGATATTGGCAAGCACCTCCCAGACGGTCAGGCCCAACTGGGTAGCCTTCTGGATTACCAGAATGCGGCCCTTGGCTTCCTCAGGCGTCGTCGGTATCGCGTCATAGACCGGGATCAGCGCCGGTCTATTTTCCAGGTTGAAGGGCTTGCCATCAACCTTTAGACCCTTCGCAGCCAGGCTTTCACACCATTGGCGGAATGTCATATCCACAGGGATACGGACATCATCGCCGTCAATGCGGTACCCGGTTACGGTCTCAACGCGGGCGATTGCCGCGGCCAATCCATCCAGAAAGGCCGGTTGCTTCGCTTTCTTTCGGCCAAACATCAAACCATGCCTGTCACGGCACCGAATCCGAACCGCATACCTACCTGGTGCAGACGGCGCATCACGCGAATCTGGAATTCAGGGCTTTCTTTGGCAAGCTCTCCCATCAATTCAGCAAAGAACTGTTCCTGGCGACGCCCGCCATCCAGAAACTCACCCACCTGGGCCAGCGTGCGCATACTATCCAGGCGGATACGGGCCGAGTCTTTCAGCAGCATCGGCATCCGAATGCCGCCATCCTTATTCATGGCATGGGCTTCGAGCTTGTCAGCGATCCCCAAAGCCTTCATGACCTGGGCTGCGTAATCCACCGCCATC